GCCATGGTAGAGATGCCGGATGTTGGTGGAATACAGACTGATCATTTTGCAGGTTGTGGACAAGTGTTCTCCGGACACTTCCATAAAAGACAGCAAATGAAAAATGTAACTTATATGGGTAATGCATTTCCACACAACTACGCAGACGCATGGGATGATGACAGAGGCATGATGATTATCGAGATGGGTGGCAAACCTAAATATATCAATTGGCCAGAGATGCCAAGATACATTACCATCAAAGTGTCTGAACTCCTAGAAGACCCAGACAAGTACCTTAAACCAAAGATGTATGTGCGGGTGACACTGGATATTAAAATAAGTTACGAAGAGGCAAACTTTGTTAGGGAAACATTCATAGACAAATACCAATTGAGAGAACTACAACTGATACCAGAACAAGTGGACAATGCACGTCAACCACTGGTAGAAGTACAAAAGTTTGACAGCGTGGATCAAATCGTTATCAAACAGTTGCAGGGTGTGGACTCAGAAGTCTACGACAAGAACGTATTAACAGCAATTTACAACGATCTAGATGTCACGCATTAGTAAAAGAAAATTGATAAAAGTACTTCAAGGAGAACTAGAAGAAATTGAAACCAAAGAATCATTATTGGATCGCATGTCGAAACCAGTTACACAGGAGCAGTGGTTAAAAGGGTATAAGAAATGGGTTGAACAGCACACACTTTCAACACCCCCAGAAGTTTACGAAGCAATAGAAAACTTTGGCAAAAAGAAACGTAGAAGAAAAAAGAATGTTAACGATTAAAGAACTTACAGTAAAAAATTTTATGAGTGTGGGCAATCAAGTCCAGGCCATTGACTTTTCTAACAAGAGCCTTGTGCTTGTGATTGGAGAAAACATGGACCTAGGCGGTGATGACGCAGGTGCCAGAAACGGTACAGGTAAAACTACAATCATAAACGCACTATCATACGTGTTCTTTGGTGAAGCATTAACAAACATTAGAAGAGATAACCTTGTAAACAAAACCAATGAAAAAGGCATGTTGGTTGGTGTAAAATTTGTAAAGAACAATGTTGAATACGTTATCGAAAGAGGGAGAAAACCACAAATATTCAGATTCTATGCAAACAACATTGAACAAAACACAGAAAGCAACGAAGCACAAGGTGAGAACAGAGAAACACAGATTGAAATAAACAAACTGATGGGCATGACTCATTCTATGTTTAAAAACATTATTGCCTTAAACACATACACACAACCATTTTTATCCACAAAAGCAAATGAACAAAGAGAGATAATTGAGCAGTTGCTTGGTATTACTCTGCTTTCACAAAAAGCAGAACTGTTAAAGGAAAAACAAAAAACAACAAAACAGTTATTGACTGAAGAAAAATTAAAGATAGACGCTCGGGTTGCCAGCAATGAAAAAATTGAGGAATCTATAGAAAGCCTACAAATCAGATCTAACGCTTGGGCAAAACAAAAAGAGGAAGATATAGCAAGTTTCAAAGAAGCAATAGCAGAATTAGAAAAAGTAGATAGTGAGATAGAGATTGCAAAACACAAAAAATTGCAGAAAAGAAATGAACTACAAACAATGCTGAGAAGCCTTGAAAAAGAGAAAGCATATCACGAAAGCAGTTTAACAAAAGCAGAAAGCACAGTTACAAAAACAAACGCAGATCTTGACTATGCGGCCCAACAGAAATGTCCAACATGCGAACAAGAATTGCTCGATGACAAGCACACGCATCTTGTTGAAAAACTTAAGATTCAACTCACGGAATCAACTGACTATGTAACAAAATTAAAAACTGATCTTGCAAAAATACAAGAAGGAATAGATGAAGTAGGAGATCTTGGGCAGATCCCAGACACATACTACGACACGATTGACGAAGCATTTAATCATAAAGGTTCGTTGAAAGATCTGCAAAGACAACTTGCACAAACTGAGAAAAAACAAGATACCTATGCAGAACAGATCGCGGAAATGAAAAAATCTGCAATACAAGAAATAAATTACGACAAGGCAAACGAACTTGAGGATCTACACAGGCACCAAGAATTTCTATACAAACTTTTGACCGCGAAAGATTCTTTTATAAGAACAAGAATAATAGAACAAAACTTAACTTACTTGAATCAGCGTTTAGCATACTTCTTAGGCAAAGTAAAACTGCCTCACACAGTTACTTTCCAATCAGATCTCACTGTGCGTATTGAGGAACTGGGCAGAGAACTAGACTTTGACAACTTATCAAGAGGAGAAAGAAACAGATTGATATTATCTTTGAGTTGGGCATTCAGAGATGTGTGGGAAAGCCTTTATCAACAGATCAACTTGCTGTTCATTGACGAACTGGTAGATGCTGGTATGGACATATCAGGCGTTGAAAGTTCAATGGCCGTGTTGAAAGACATGAGCAGGACGCAGAAGAAGAACATATTCCTAATATCACACAAAGATGAGTTGGTAAGCAGGGTGAATAGTGTACTAAAAGTTGTAAAAGAGAATGGTTTTACCAACTATGCCAATGACGTTGACATCATTGTGTAAATTTTCTATTGACAGAACCAGTTCTTATGTGCTTTAATTAAGCATATGTTAATTAACATTATCGTACGACAATAAAGGAAGGACGTAAATTATGTCAAATGAAACACATGACGCTATAATGACAGCGATTCAAACTTACTCAGAAGAGAATGGGAAGTTTGTTGATAAAGGTGTAAAAGCCTCTGCAACAAGAGCCAGAAAGGCCTTAGCAGAATTATCTAAACTGATCAAAACAAGAAGAAAAGAAATTCAAGAAGTTAAAAACGCGGCCAAGACAGCGGCGTAATCAATAATTGAATTGCAATTCTAATAAACCCTCGGCTTTTGCGAGTCGGGGGTTTTTTTATGACTTGAGGATTCCTTTGCCGTGTACTCTCACACGAATATGCCCATTGTAATAATCATCGGTTTCTAAAACCTTACGTGCAAACTGTTCACGTGCTTCAATATATGAAAGTTCTGCTTTAGACTTACAGTAGAAAAGTATTTCTCTTGTGAATTTGTCCTTACCAAGTTTGTTTACATCTATAGTGAGATCATCACTTGATCCATAATAGTCTTGCCAATCAGAATTCACTTTGTATCTACGCTTGTTCTTTCTGCCCTTGAGTGGTGGTCTGGATCGTTTGAATTTTGCTAGTTTCTTGCCAATATACATCCTACCGTTGGTTGTGTTTGTTATGAGATAAACAAATCCAACCACATCTTCTGGCATGTTGGTAATTTCTTTTCCTTGGTAGATCCAATGCATAATGGTATTTAAAGCCAAAAAGATTGACCTCAAATTAAAACTCATATAAACAAGTGTGATAGGCAAAGTTCAATTTCTTAAAAATTTCCAATAGGCAAACATAGCATCGCAACCAGTGAGCAGGGAAATGCGGCAGAAATGCGACAGGTGAATCCCTTGATGCAAACGGCAAAAATGATGGGGCTCTTAGAAAAAGACAAACCCCAGGTTTACCAAATACTATTATGCAAGGGTTTGGTAGGCTCGCGTTGTAATGAATTAGCAAATGGGTACAGCACAACCGCCCAACTACGGTAGCGATGCATAGTGACTGCGAACTCACCACAGGGTTCAAGTCGGTTCGGCTAGAAATAGCCGAATTGTGACTGCTCATCTACCACAGGGGACGCATAAATGCGTCATTTGTTTTTTACAACTGCGTAAGTTAAAAAAGAAACGAGCGTAAGCGAAGTTTCAGATGGCGTAAGCCGTCTCTGACGATCCGTTAAGTACAACACAATGGAACTACTCTTCGATCACACTCTGGGCAAACAGGAACAACAGGACCTAGTGATATGTAGGCCCATGGCCATTGTGGACGAGGACGAAGAGTCGGAGGCTATAGATCGTGGTTGGCTGGCGCTGGATCACCCCGTTATGAACAAGGAGGTGTTCTACCAGAGCCGTAGCACACGGATCGACATAGACAAGTACAAGCCTCGCTACAAGGCGCACACCTACCAGGGTGAGGAGATCGGCTACAAGATAATAGACGCATCTGAGATGGTTAAACTGTTGAGCCTGCCCTCGATATACAAGCAGTACATGAAGCGTAAAAATTTTGGCGCGGACTACGACCCCTTCGGACACTACCACAAACGTGACCAGTTCATGGTCTTCTACCTGGGCACAGCGGACAACGTGGTGGGCTTCACCAAGCAGAAGCGTTACAGGTACCAGGAGGAGAACTACAGCACCATTGACACGTTTGACAGCCAGGACCTTGCGGGTCTGGAGTCCGTCATACACGCCAACACCATACCGATATCTGACCTAACACTGGACATGGAGATCGAGTGGGCACAGAACAACTACGTGCGATACTTCTACATGGGTTCCGGTTACGAGAAGAGCTCGGAGTACAAGGCCAACTACAGGGGATTCGAGTGGTGGACCGGCACGGAATGGAGCACCAACAAAAAGGAATACCGTAGGCTGTGTCGTAGAGATTCTAGGATCGAGAAGTTGAGCGATCTCGGAACCCTTTCACTGATTCCAGATAACTCTTAGACCAATTCTTGTAGTAAGGTCCCGCTTCTAGTATTTTCGAGAACTTGTTCAACTTGCTGAGTCGCTGTGCCAGGAACAGTATGTACTCGCCGTTGTTGAGTTTCACACCCTTAACGCTCTCGTGTATCTTAGGATGGTCCTCCAGCACCACTATGTCCCTCTGCATGAAGTACTTGTTAAGTTCACTGGCCAGTTCCACAGTCTCTGCCATGGTGAACTGATGCGGTTCCGCTATCATGACCAGCACGTCCTTGTCATCGAAGTCGAAATCCCAGATGTGGCTATACAGGGTCGGGTAGTCGGCCACACCGTCCAGTTCCAGGAACTCAACCTTACCGTCTATAATGGCCTTCTGTGCGAATGGACAAGGCGGTAGGTTACCGAAAACAGGATTAGGTTTGGTTACGAAATCACTGATCCAGCTCTTGATCTTCTCTGTCGGTGTCTGCTTTTTCTGTTGAGTCGTCATGTATGTCCTTCAATCTGGCAAGTGCCTCGTCCAGCAGTCTGCTTTTGGTTTCTAGTTTGGCTTCTAGTTCCGCTATGTACTTGTTCTGCTCGCCTATCTTGTGTCCAGTTGTCTGGACGTCCTGTGTTGCATGTTCTAATTTTATCAACACCTGTTTCATCCGGCTATCCTTTGCCTTCATTTTGGCCAATGCATCATCACGGTCTTGCGTGATGTCTGTGATGGCTGATTTAAGTTCCTTGACTAGGTCTTTTTCGGACATATGTAAGTGTTAATTATCTGCATTTTCGAATACCATTATAGTATACTATATCTTAGAAGAAAGGTTGACCACTTTTCTTGGTAGTTTCCATGTTCTCTTTTACCAATTGTGACACGATTGTACGTTCATCCGGTGAAAGATTGAGTGCCTCTTGCCAAGTCACTCCACCACGCAAAAACCAACACACTTTGAATAATTCTAGTTTCAAATTTTTTGATTCGGCTTCGAAATCCTTTAGGTACTTAACAATGTCAGAGTCCCCCATTGTCAACAAGGTTATCCGAAAAAATTTGAGTTATCGAATGTGATAGGCACTTCAAATGTTGCCGGCACACCTTTCTTGATCTGTTCTTCGGTTGCTTTGACTTTGATAGGTTTCATCTGTGCCTGCAACCTTAATGCCGTAAGTTTCTCTTCAATTTCTCTCACGGTTACTGTGTCTGCATTGTTTACGAAATCTATGATCTGTTGTCTGTCAGTGACCACAACGCCATCTGGTGTTGTAATTTCCTGAATGCTGTCCAACAACAGTGAGAAGTTTACAGTGTTTAGTGTTTCGAAGCTCTTTGCGAACGCTGTCTGCTTTTGATCTTCTGTCAATGTGCTTGAATTAATTGTACCATACATTTTTTGTTGTTCAAATTTAGCAATCTGTACTTTTGTTAAAGTTTTGTAATCCAGTGGCTGTATTTTTACCTTGAATCCTTTAGACGTGGTCGCGTAATCCTCCAAAGTAACTTTACCCAAATCTTCTAACAATGCAGGTAAATTGACAGTTGAGGTTTGTTTGTCTTCTGCTCCTGGGATAGTATATGAAACATCCATTGTCTCGCCAAATGTTGCTATCCTTATCGCTAATAATACCGCATCTGTGTCGTAGTTGACCATCTTCCATGGATCAAGTAAGTTTGGAACACAACTTTTAATGACATCGACTGTTGCCTGCCCGTTGATCATCGAGTCCGGCGTCTTGAATGTGAGCTCATCTTTAGCCGTCATTGGTAGTATGGGTATTTCTCCAGTCTCTGTTGGTGTAAAAACCTCTTTGGGGTAGTATTTTCCACCGCTGGGCAACTTAATGTATATCGCTGGTTGCCTATAGTACTTCTGTAGAGGGTTAGTATTTTCCATGTTTTTTGTATCCATAAATATACACTAATTGTGCATAGGTGTCAATATTTATGTGCGTATAAAAAGGCAAGAAATAAAACCATATGGACAGAGAATTAGAGAAACAACTGGAAGAACTACAGAAGAATTTTGCGGGTTTGGCCAAAACCCTAGGTAGTTCCAGTAGAACCATACTGAAAAATCACAAAGAGCAGAAGACGTTTGGTAACTTGCAGAAAGTGACTAATAAGTCACTGGATGATTACCAGAAGAAGAACAAGAGATTTGTTTTTGGTATGGAGAGTTTTAATGAGGCCGTAGATGCCGCAAAGAAAGATGTCAAAGGATTCAGTTTCAATCTTAAAGCAATTCCTTCTCCGGTAGGGCTCCTTGTCAAAGGACTAAAAGTATTAAAAGATGCCACTATCGGTGTTGGTGTGGCAATGATTAAAACAGCATTGGCACTTTCCGATACTACCAAAAGTTTCAAAGGACTAGAAGATGTAGTCGACGCTGGTGTGGCAGATCTAAGTTTAGTTGGTAAAGTTTCCAAAGAACTTGCCAAGGACATAGATGCAAACGTGGGCGTTTTCAGACAATTGGCAATGACAGGAGCATCATTTGGGTCATCTATTGTCACTTTAAGGAAAGCACAAGAAGAGGCGCAGATGCCCTTGGCGAAATTCACTGACCTTATACAACAGAACACCGGCACGTTAGCAAAATTGTTTGGTTCAGTTGACCAGGGCATACCACAGATAACAGGATTCATGAAAGGACTCAGGGACATGACCATGGATGAGTTCGCAAAATTTGGTCTCACACTAGACGAAACCTCTACGTTCTTAGGAACTTTCCTAGAATTGGAAAGGGCACGAGGTAACGTAACAAAAATGACTCAGGATCAATTATTGGCAGGCACCAGAGCGTATACCAAGGATCTAGTGTTGTTGAGTAAACTTACTGGACAAAGTGTTGACGAACTGAATGAACAGAACATGGCCATGGCGGCAGACGGTGTGTTCCAATCACAACTTACAAAAATGAATGCCGAAGACGCCAAGACACTGTCACTAGGCATAGGTTCATTGCCAGGACCGTTGCAACAACTTGCCAAGGAAGTGATAGGTTTGGGTGCACCTATCAGTGACACCAGCAGAGAACTTACTGCTTTATCAGGTGGTGCGTTCAATGATGCAATCAAACAGTTCCAGAACACCGGAGATTTAGTTGCATTCCAGAATAGCATCAAGACCATATCAGGTAATGTGATGCAAAACGCTGAGGCGTTTGGTGATGCCGCACTTGCCGGTGGCGGATTTGGTGAGGCTTTGAACGCTGTCGCGGCTTCAATTGGTACTGCGGTTGACGAAGCGGATATCACGGGAGAACTAGAAGCGGCCGGTGACAACATAGCAAGAGTTGTTAATCTCACTACAGGTGAAGTAGATAAGGTAAAGGAGGCACTAGAGACTGCTAGATTCAAAGCACTCAACCCATTCATATTTTCCGGCGAAAAGGCCGGCAAGGGATTAGACAAACTTGCCAACCTTTTAGACACAACACTTAACGACGGAATCAAGAGGATAGGCGACAAGGTAGAACAGATAGGACAATTCCTAATGGGTGAGGAGATCAAAGAAGTCGCCGTTAAGAAAAAATTCGAAGATTCAGCGGCAAGCCTTTTCAGTTCAAAAGACGGTGGATCTTTCATAAGCGACTTCGCGGCTTCAGAGATGGATTTAGATTTCAACAAAGGCACAAACGGATTTAGAAATTTTGGCGATGGAACACCTGCCATGCTACATGGTGTGGAAGCAGTCGTGCCAAAAAACGACATAGGACAACTATCCAACTTGTTGTCAGAAGTAGGAGCAACAACCACAAATACCACGACAGGTGACACAATCACCAACACCAGCACAATAATGGACATGTCAACTTTAAATGCCAACACTGCGGAATTGATAGATTTAAACAAAAAGGTGGCTCAACACTTAAATACGCTTGTAACGGTAAGTGCAATGACAGAAAAAAATACCAAAAACACAAATAATAGTCTTGCAAACATGGGCGGGAGTCTAGTATAATAAAGTATGGCTTGGAAAAAATATTTTAAAGACGCAAATCTTTCTCCTATATCAGGTGAGAAGGTACCAAACTTCGCAAAAAGGAACTACAGTTCTTATTTGCCGGACGTGTACACAGGACATCCAAACAGGATACAGAGATACTTCCAGTATGACCAGATGGATTCAGACTCTGAGATCAATGCGGCACTGGACATCCTAGCAGAATTCTCAACACAGAAGAACACAGAGAACGAAACTCCGTTTGATCTTGTGTTCAAAGACGAAACCACAGAACACGAAGTAAAATTATTAAAAAGGGCACTCCAGCAATGGACCAAGTCCAACAAATTCAACAAAAGAATTTTCAGAATATTCAGGAACGCATTGAAATACGGAGACTGTTTCTTTGTGAGAGATCCAGAAACACAGAAATGGTTGTACATAGACAACGCAAAAGTGGACAGGATTGTTGTAAACGAGTCTGAGGGCAAGAAACCTGAACAGTATGTGATCAGAGATATCAATCCAAACCTACAAAGATTATCAGCAACACAGATCACACCTAACCAAACATACGGTGGAGGTGGAACAACTGGCGGTGGCACAGCGGCCTATGGTTCAAGTTATGCAAACGCAGGTTCTATAAACAACATGACAGGCTTCGCAGGTGGAAACGCAGGTGGAAGGTTCTACAAAACAATGAATGCGTACAACATAAACGCAGAACACGTTATACACATGTCAATGTCAGACGGATTAGACAACTTGTTCCCGTTTGGACAGTCTGTTCTAGAACAGGTTTTCAAAGTCTACAAACAAAAAGAACTATTAGAGGACGCAATCATAATTTACAGGGTTCAGAGAGCACCTGAAAGAAGAGTGTTCTACATTGACGTGGGTAACATGCCAACACACTTGGCTATGCAGTTCGTTGAGAGAGTCAAGAACGAGATCAATCAAAGAAGAATTCCAAGTGCATCAGGTGGAGCAAATTTCATTGATGCAACTTACAATCCAATGTCAATAAACGAAGATTACTTCTTCCCACAAACAGCAGAGGGGCGAGGATCTAAAGTTGACACACTGCCAGGTGGTACAAACCTAGGTGAGATTGATGACTTGAGATTCTTCACAAACAAACTGTTCAGAGGATTAAGAATTCCAAGTTCTTATCTACCAACAGGTGCAGAAGACGGCGGACAACAGTACAATGACGGTAGGGTAGGAACAGCATACATCCAAGAACTGAGATTCAACAAGTATTGTGCGAGATTGCAATCAATGTTGGCAGGAACTTTTGATGAAGAGTTTAAATTGTGGATCAAATCCAAAGGTTACAACATCGACAACAGCATGTTTGAACTTAAATTGAATCCACCACAGAACTTTGCACAGTATAGACAGACAGAAATGGACCAAAGCAGGGTAAACACATTCACAGCAGTGGCAGAGTTGCCTTATATGAGTAAAAGATTTGCATTGAAAAGATATCTTGGCTTGACTGAAGAAGAATTGGCGAGAAATGCTGAACTATGGGCAGAAGAAAACAACGTACCACAGAAAAAAACAACAAAATCTAATCAATTAAGAGCAGGCGGAGTAACACAGTCTGGTATATCAAGTGATCTAGATCAATTCGAGGAGCCAACAGCAGATCCAGAAGCACCAGAACCAGGATCACCACAACCAGGACAGCCAGGACAGACGCCAGGTGGACAAACACCAGGTGGCACAGGCGGTGGCGGACAGGTATAAGGATTAAATACGATTATGAAACTGAATGAATTTTTCACATACGGCGCAGATGGCTTTGAACAGGACAAAACTTACGAGCCAGAGAACGATATTTCAGTACTAGACTCAGAAGATACTAGGAAAACAAGACTTACACTCAAACAAATCAACTCTATGAGGTTGGCATCAGAGGCACACGATGCTCAACAGAAGGAAGAAGCAGTATTTGTCCAAAAAATGTACGGACAACCTGCACAAGACGATAACTTAGAGTTATAATGTCAGCAATAGCATTCGTACTGGGCAACGGTGAATCCCGTAAGGGCATAGATATCAACGATCTCAAAGAAAAAGGCACGGTGTACGCCTGTAATGCCGTATATAGAACACATCAACCTCATTGGTTAGTCGCAGTTGATCCAAAAATGATGCTAGAGATAGCAGAGACAGATTATGTTGTACATAATAAAGTGTACTCAAATTTCAACAATCAATATGAGAAACATAAAAAACTAATGGATCATGTTACATGGTCTTCGCCGAGTCTAGGGTGGTCAAGTGGGCCAACAGCACTAAAACTGGCTTGTGACCATGAATTAACTGAAATATACATCTTAGGTTTTGATTATCAAGGGTTGCCAGTTGATCCTAAAAAGAACAGATTCCATCTAAACAACATTTATGGGGACACACGTAACTACAAAAAAAGCAGTGACGAAGCCACGTTTTACGGTAACTGGATGAATCAAACCAAACAATGTTTACAGGACTATCCTAAAGTAAAATTTAACCGTGTGATACCTAATGGCTGGTTCAAACCCAACGATATAGACCGGGCAGAAAATCTTCAACACCTCACAACTGAGGAATTTCTGTCAAAATTTGATTTACAAATCAAAATATAGCCAAAATCCGCCTTTTCAGCCCAATTACAGCACTGTTTCTGCCGCTTTACAGTAAATACAAACACTTATAAGTACAAATCGACCTAATTAAAGGAGCACGTGTAAAATGTCAAATAATAAATTTGAGAGTTTATTAGAGTTACTAATAAACGAAGAAAATGATAAAGCAGAGGCTTTATTTCATGAAATCGTAGTTGAAAAATCAAGAGATATCTACGAAAATTTAGCAGACGAAGAAGTAACTGCTGAATCAAAAGACGAAGAAGTTAAAGAAACTGAAGAAGTTAAAGAAACTGAAGCATCTGAAGAGGCTAAAGTAGAAGAAACTACTGAAGAAACTAAAGAAGAAGCAAAAGTTGAAGAAACTTCTGAGGAGTCTAAAGACGAACAAGTTGACGAAGTTGTTGAAATCGAAGACGAAGCAAAAGAATCTGAAACAACTGAAGAAGAATCAATTGAAGAAGTAGGCGGCGACGCAACTGACGAATTGGTTAAAGACATCTCAGCAGAAGAAGAAGGCGAAATGGATGCAGACAAAGGCGAAGAAATGCCAGCAGACATGGATGCTGAAAAAGATGCTGAAGGCGATGTTGAAGACAGAGTAGTTGACTTAGAAGACGCTTTAGATGAATTAAAAGCAGAATTCGAAGCAATGATGGGCAAAAAAG